TATGGCGATGCTACACCAACGACAACTTCCAGGCCATTCTGGTAACTCCCTACGAGACTCAGATCAAAGAGCTGTTCAAGATGATCCGGGACTTCATATCGCGGTCTCTTACTATCAAACATTCTGTAGTAAAGGACCGCGGGAACCCAGAAGAAATCGTATTCGGCAATAACTCCAGAATCATTGGTATTACGGCTGGAGTCAGGACCGGTAACAAGTCTACTAAGATTCGTGGTTTCGATGCCCATGCAATTTACCTGGATGAGGCAGACTACTTAACCAAGGACGATATCGACACAATCTTCGCCATTCTTGCCTCTCATCCAGACTGTGTCCTTTGGGAATCCTCAACCCCTACCGGACTCCGTCAGCATTTCTACGAGCACTGCGAAGACCCTAATATTGCGCCTCAGTTCCGCCAATTCCACTTTCCCAGCTCAGTCAGTCCTACCTGGACCCAAGAGACCGAAGACTTTCTTAGGGCCTCAACATCTGAGGCGGCTTATATCCATGAGTACGACGCTAGCTGGGGTGATCCGGAAGCCGGCGTATTTAGATCATCTGATATCGATGATTCCCTCCGCGACTACAACCTAGCTGAAGTCCGATATGACGCCAACCATATATATGGGATGGGAGTAGATTGGAACGAGACTCATGGTGTTCATCTGGTAATCAATCAGTATGATCGCCAGAGCGGATACATATCTCCTGCCCACATAGAAGTAATCGGCAAGGAAGAATTCACTCAAATAAAGGCCATTTCTAGAATTGTAGAACTAAACCGTCTCTGGAATCTGGACTACGTTTATACCGATTACGGTTTCGGCAACATGGCTGCTCAATCTCTCCGTCAGTATGGAAAACTGAACCCGTCCTCTGGATTGGCTAGGAAAGTTAAGGACATCGACTTCGGTTCCAAGACCGAGATGAACGACCCCATTTATGGGCTCACTAAGAAATGGACAAAACAGTTCTTGATCGGGCTGGCTGCTCGGCGTCTGGAGGAGGGAAGATGCCTGCTGCCTAGGAGTGAGGAGCGTAAGTGGCACCTCGTCCACCAGATGCGGGAGTACCGGGTTATCCGGATCACACCAGAAGGCAGGCACGTCTATAGTGCTGAGAACGATCACACCCTTATCGCCTGGATTCTCTCGGTGTATGGAATCATAGAGCGATACACCCAGCTGATTCGTCCCCGATACGCTGTAAATATAGCGGTTGGAGTTAGGCCGGCTGATGCTGTAGAAATAGACCCCCTGAAGACCTCCAAGCAGACGTTTCAGGAGCGGAGAGAACGAACTCTACCGAAGCCAAGACTAGATGTTCCCAGGAGAGCCGGTAGTGTATTTGGAAGCCAGTTTGAAAAGAACTGGACTCAGTTCCCGATAAAAGGAGTGGCACCCACCCCCGAAGAGCCCAGGGATCAGCCTCATCCAAATCGCAGGAGAAAAAAGAACTACCGCCGGCCGCCACCTCCACAGAGAAAGATGTTCTAGATGGCTATTCAGGACTTCAAGCGTAGTCCAAAGATAGACTTCACCCGAGATCGTGAGATAACGGCTAATAGGGATGAGGCAGTAACTCCTCGTGCTGGGCCCCTTAGCTCGCAGGAATCAAAAGATCGTGCAAAGAAGCTGTTTGAAGACCTATCTAAGGTTAGAGATAAGGCTAAAGATCTAGAGGATGAGATTGTTCGGGTTAGTCAGGCGTTTCAGATTCCTATTCCCGAGTCGGCCACTGAGGTTCGAGTTGCTACTAGAAGGCAGGATCCAGACAGCAGGGGCCTGTTCATATCTTTCGATCTATACCTGAGGGCTATAGCGGCTAAGGAGGTGGAGCAGGAAGCCCTTACAACGGAGGATCTTCCTAACCTGACTGGCAATCTCTCCACAGACGGTCAATTTCTAACTCAAAAGATACTAAAGCAGAAGGCCGGATTTAGTGAAGAAGAGGTTGTCCTTATTCTTTCTCAGTTTTTCCACCTCTACATTCTTCAACAGATGCAGAGCGGCTTTCAGGCCATGGAGTCAGGAAAACACACAGCTCCTAAGTTCCCAGAAGGCACCGAGGCCGCGACCGTCGCAGTTTCTGTCATCCAGTCCCTCGTGTTCCTTCTCGGATATAGCTCCAATCACCAGGACATTGCCAAGAGGATTATGGAGGAGCTGAAACACCCACAGGTAAATCTACCGGAGGTGTTCGATAAGGCTCAGGATCCGGAGGTGGTTCTTCCTCCCCTAGCCCGGATGGCGATCAAAGCTAGAATGCCTACTGACATGGGTATTATCCTGTCGTTTGCTCAGGACTTTGTTCGAAATACGGACGAGCCTGGATATGAGCCGTGGGCGGCGGCGATGGAGGTTCGGTGGGTCCGGAGAGATCTGGACCGAGTAGGCCAGTTCGATCAGCTATATGCGAACGGAATGCCGCTGTCCTCCGCCGTAGAGGACCTGTACGGCTACCGGATACGGGCCCATAATGACTCACTCAATGTCCTTGGCCACTGTCTAAGTAGTCAGATTAACCACAATTCTCTTCCGGAACTTACCGAGTTTTTCTCTGAGATGACCGGCCCCACACAGGAAGCCGCCTCCGGGCTCCTCCACGTATTTCTTGGATCCCAAGGACTCAAATCATTTAGTAGCGGCCTGACTGGTAGGATGCTGGCTCTGGGAGTGTCGTTGCTGGACGAGCTTCTCCAGAGGTCTGTGGCGGCTCTGTACGGGGATGTACGAAGTCTCCTTATATGGCTTCGTTCACCACAGATGATGGAGCGGGAGCTGTCCTCTCGCGCTCTTAATGAGTTTACCAACTTTATCGTAGGAGGGGCGGAGGGAACGGAGGAACTGATACATGGTCTAGTCAAGTCGCTATACGAGACTCTTCGTAGCGGCCATGGACGAAATCAACAGATAGCACATGTATTGGTTGATAGGCGCCGTGCACGAGTGTACCTGTCTGTACTAGAATTCTCTAAGAGGTTGCGGGCCGCAGACGGATTTACCGGTACCCGTCTTCGGCAGCACTTCGAAGCTGTGAATCAGAGGGGGGTGGTAGAACTGCCTCGCGGAGACGACCCGCTTAGGCACTTCCCGGAAAAGGACTCGTTCCGATCCGATCTTCTGGAGCAGATACAGCCTCAAGATTCTGGAGGAGAGCCCTGCTGTCCTCCAGGAAAGAGACCCGACATAACCTTACCGCCGTTTGGGAGCTAATGTGGCTGGCTGGATAACCAGGATACGCGACTTCCTATTTCCTCCTCCGCCCATACAGGATCTTCTTCCCCGTAGAGTCGGCTCTAGTAACGGGGCTGTTCGCAGCACCGTTCTAGCCTATACGGAGAAGATTAAGCGAGGGGAGTTCGATGATCCAGAGTATGACCTTCAGGAGATTGCAAGAGCTTCTGATGTAGACAGCTATATCAGGCTCTCCTTCACGAAGCATCTGACATTATGTATGAAGGAGGGGTTCAGGATCGAGGGAAAGACTCCCCGGACCGTTCAGTACATAAGGAGAAGGCTTCGGGAGTTTGAGATTGCCACAGAGATCCCGTTCTCTCAGGTGCTAAGGGAGGCGGCCGATAGCCTTATTCGGTACTCCAATGCCCTGATAGTTCTATACCGAGACCCCGTGAGATCTTCTGGAAAGCCGATCAGGAAGTACAAGATGCGGCTGGATCCAATTGCCGGCCTGTTCAGCATGGACCCCACCACAGTAAAGGTGGACCGAACCCTTCACGGCAGAGTAAGAACATGGAAACAAGACCTTAGTCAGGTACACCATCAGGGCCGGATAAAGCTCCATCCCCACTACAATGTCATACACGTCCACTACAACCGAAAGCTAGGGTTTGCTCTAGGCACTCCGTTCGTTATGCCGGCACTGGATGATGTTCGGGCTCTCCGACGACTTGAGGAGATGGCGGAGCTTATTGCGCACAAGGGACCGTTTCCGTTCTACCACTACAAAGTGGGTACGCTGGAACAACCAGCAGGAGATGTGGCGGAGGGCGTCAGTGAGATAGACAAGGTAGAGGAGATGCTGAAGTCCGCCCCCACGGACGGTTTTCTGGTAACCTCCGAGCGCCATGAGATCGTCCCGCTAGACGGAAAGGCCGCAGTCCAGAACCTAGATAAGATCATAGCTCACTTCGAGGCCAGAAGTCTTGCCGGCCTCAACCTATCTAGTATTGATGTGGGTCGTGCCGACTCTAGTAACCGCAGCACCTCTGTTCAGCTGTCCAAGTCCCTTCAGGATCAGTGCAAGGACTTCCAGGATCGCCTTGAAGAGTTCTTCACTATGTTCCTGTTCGATGACCTCCTTAGAGAGGGCGGGTTTGATGCTGCTGATGAGACGAGGGTTCACCTCAAGTTCCCAGAGATAGACCTGGAGAGTCTGTTTATGCGGCAGAATCATGCCGTGGAGCTGTGGAATCAGAATGCCATCACAGAGGAGGAGCTGAGACAGGAGATCGGCAAGGAACCACTAACTACTGCGGAGGAGAAACGTCGGTACCTAGACAGGGTCCAGATTCCTCTAATCAAGGCTAAGGCGGCAGTTACAGGCCTAGGCGGCGGATCGTCCACTACAACCAGCTCCGCCAACAGATCATCGAATGCAGCCCGTCGCAGCGGGAACAAGAACAGACCAACCAACCAGAGCGGAAGAAAATTGGCCAGAGGAAGTACCCAGAAT